CTAATGAATATGCTAAAGACAGACTTAAATTAATGCGTAATCCTCATAGTAATGCTTTTAATATTGATATACATAAATTATTCTCAACTAACGATGATATATTTGAATCAGAGTATATGAACATTGTAAATCATTTTAATTTTACTTCAAATATAAATGATGTTAGGTCTTTTATGCTTAGATATCTAGAACGTGAGCAGTCTGTAGCCATTTTATGATTGCATGATTCTCTTTTTAGTTGTATAAATAGTTAATAAATAAAAATTAAGGAAGATCATGAAACGACCAACTCTAACAGAAGCAAAAACATTCTTTTATCAAAATGCACCGTTTGTTATGGACGAGTATGAAGATATGAAAAAAGATTATGGTGAGTTTTTTGCTGCACGATACATTATTGAAATACTAATTGATTATAATAAAAATGAGAAGGATAAAGTAATTGGTGGATAGAATTGTAAACCCACTTAATGCCATAGGATATTCAGACTGGGGTATTAAGCGTACAATTCGTGAGGCAGAGAATGTTTCACGTTGGAATCCGTGGAAGTGTCATGAATGGATGGAAGAAGCTAGAGACCGCATGGATCTAGACAATTTATTTCACAATGAGTATGATTCAGCTGTACGTCGAATCAATACATATTGGCATATGCTTCCGCGCTTTAGACATCACAATCCTGACGAATTTTGGAAAAGGGATAAAGTTAGCTACCCACCAACCTATCTAGAACTAATGGTAGATGATTCTGATTGGTAGAATTTTCTATTTGCAACAACCCATAAACTATGCTATTAATAAGAGGTAAATTATGTACTTTAAACTTGTGTCAAAAAATGGTTATCGTGATCTAGTACGGAACGCACGTCGTATATGTGTTTCGCAGCTGAGTGAAGAAGAGAAAAGCGCAGCTTTTGTAGAGCTGTACGGAGTACTCAAGGAGAAACTCTTCGAGTCTACGCGTTCACTTAATGTTGAAGCAGCTTATGCAGATCGCTGTATTCACTGGAATCAAAATGATCTTAGCCAAATCAAACCTGTAAACAATATGAGAAATCCGTGGCTACGCTTCAAACGTGAGTTTGAACAGTGTTTGGATGGGAAAATGCCGTCTAAAAATGTTGAGATAGCTTTGGCTTGGTTCTATGCAGCTCCATATCGTGATGATTGGATTGCTTCCTAGTACGACCGTAGGGAGTGTGCGAGCGTAGCCGGTACAGCTACGCTCTTTTTATAAGTGAATTGAATAATGACAAGAAAATATGATGACATGGTATGGAAAATACTAGGTGGTATGCCCATTGAAGTATTTGATGAAGATGATGATACTGTTTGGGAAAACGAAACATGGGAGTTAGTAAAAACAAGATCTGAAGGAGATTACAAAGATTCAAGAGCTATTGGGTCTGCTAATCTAATAACTGCTTTGAACATGGTTCATCAACGATTATTAGTTGATGGCACGGTGTCTGAAGATATAACAACACTAAGTCATGACATTTTTAATAATATTCTAGATAAGTTTACAGAAGATAAACTTATTAGAAAAAGACCTGAGAATATCAGAAAAACCTTTCAACTAATAAATTAGGAAAAACAAATGGAAGTAGCACTAAAAGCAGAATTACGCAAAGAAATCTCACGTATTGTAGATCTTATGATTCAAGGAGAAGCAATTAGAGAGTCTATTAATGAACTTAAAAAAGATATTAAATCAGAATATGATATTCCTGTAGCAACTATTACTAAAATTGCTACTATTGTTCGTAAAGAAAATATGGATGAAGAAGAAGAAAAGTGGGAACAACTCAAAGAGTATGTAGAAGCGTGTAGTTAACATGACGGTTAGTTACAAAATAATGGTAACTGGCGATTCTTGGTCTGCAGGGGAGTGGGATCCAACTCTCACCCCCGAAGAGACTAGAGCTTTTGCTGAAAAATATTCTATGTCTAGATACTTACGAGATTTAGGTCATGAAGTAGCACATGCTGCCAATCCTGGATGGGGTGACTTTGTATCTTTAAATTGCTTAATGACTCATGAGATGGGATTTGATTTTGTTATCTATGTTAAAACTTGTGCTACACGAGATTTTAAACATTTAACAGCGGAAAATCATCCTGAAGCGTATAATACTACTGATTTATTTGAAAAAATTAAATTAGTAAAAGAAATGGAATATAATATACTAGAACGATATAAACATAAATTATGTTTAATAGGTGGTATAGAAAAAATTGAACCTGATTTTGACTGTTCTTTTAAAATTCCTAGTATTACAGAGTTTTTTTACCCTGACTTTAAAGATACTACTATATTTGGGGATTATACACACTTTGAAAAATATTCAGATGGTGATAAAAAAGGTGCAATGAAGTTATGGAGTATATTTGAGCATAAACATAATTTTTGGAAAGAACACCCTGAATATTTTGCTTCAGCTACTGATCAAGTTCATCCTAATAGAAAAGCAACTAAAGCTCTAGCTGAATTTATCCATGAGCAACTTCGCTAATTTTTTATGACTTTTTGCCCCAGCATGAGAATTGTCTGGGGCTAAATCTTTATGTTTTTCTAGATCTAAGTGAAAATCTACATAATTATCTGTGAGCTCTGCCAGTAATGATTGTAAGTGTGGAAAACAACAATGATGAATCATAGGTATATTAGATCTTTGTGCAAGTATTATTTGTTTTGCTACTGCACCACTCCATATTCTCTGAACTAGCTCTATATCTGAAAAATATAACATACCTGCTGCGTGCCATGCAGCTTTGTGTTCTTTTGTATTTCTAGTATTACATAAAATTTGTTCCGATAAATTCCATTGTCTATAGTATTTTTCATTCTTTAGTACGTGATTAGCAACTAAAAATCCTTGTTGAATTTTATTTCTAACATCCCATACTTCCCATCTATATTCACTAGTATGCCCGACTATAATCAAATCAGGTTTTAACTTGACAGCTTGTTCAATTTGTGTTGTAATAAGATATTCGGAAGCACCACTCTGAGCTAAATTAGTTATTTTAGCACCAAGTAAATAAGGATACGCTTGACTCTGTTTAGTCAAACCTTCTCCTTGTGTAAAACTATCTCCACAGGTAACAATGAACATTAATAATCAAATCTTTGTAGTAGGAAACTCTTGGTCAATACCAAGTGATAAAGCACCTATACCTGCTTTTGACCAACTAGGTTTAAAAAATAGATGGGAAGAACAAGGAATAACTTTAGATGCTCAAGCTGAGTATATCATAGAAAATGATCTTGTCAATCGTTTTAAAGTTATTTGGCTACTTGGACATCACCACAGAGCAGATCCTAAAGGAAATGGTGACTATCTACTTCCATACGGATGGGCTAGTCCAAAAGATGTATGGGGTAAACTAGTACAAGATATATGGTTTAAAAAAATTACACGTATGAAGTGGTATAATAGAACTAATGCTTTATTTGTAAAAGCAGTACTAGGACAAGCTACTGTAGATAACTTAATGTTAATTCCTATATATAGACCTAACATTATAGAACAACCAATGATACAAGACAGTCCATGTATATGGAATTATTATTTAAGAGATTTAGCTAAAGAGTTTGCAGATAATGAAGGTCATATTAATCAATATGGTCATAATCATTTTGCAGTCAGGTTAGCTTCGGAGGTAAATGACAGATGGAAGATTTCATTGCAGATGAGTGGACAAGATCAATTGAGATCGGATTTTCTGAAGAGATAGCTAAAAAAGCTGATAAAATAGTTGATTACTGTATGAAAAACTATATTAGACATGCTCATCAATGGAAATGCGATTTTGCAGGTAAGTCAGCTATACTTCTAAAACCTGGAGAAGGGTATGAGTGGCACTTTGATAATTTAGATTTTGCTGAGAAAAGACTAACTACTTCTAGGCCTGGTCGTTTTTGGACGCATATGGTCTATCTTACTGAGGGAAAACCTTTTGAACTAGGTAACTGGAATCCTGAAGGAGATAGAGTCCAAGAAACTGATTTTTCTGCCCCTAAACCTAATGATATATTAGCAAGAATATATCCTAAACCAGGAAAGACTGTATTATTTCCTTGTTTTATGGTACATAGAATACAACCTATAGTAGATAATTATAGATGGGCATTTGTAGACTTTGTTGATACACCTGATTACTCAACTAAAACTAAAGCAGATTTAACTTATATATTCAAAAGGTACTTTGATGAACATACTAGGAGTAAGCTGCTATCATCATGATAGTGCAGCTGCAAATATAAAAAATAATGTAATACTGGGTGCATCCCATGAAGAAAGATTTTCTCGTAATAAATATGATAATAATTTTCCAATCAATAGTATTAATTGGTTAAAAAATGCTTATGAAGATTTTGATTATGCTGTATTTTATGAGGAAACTACTTATAAAAGATTTAAAAGAGATATTAAAAAAGTAAGTAAAGCAAAACCTGTACTAGTAGATCATCATGAGGCTCATGCTATGAGTTCTATAATAACTACTGACTGGGATGAGTGTGCTGTTATGGTAATAGACACTGTAGGTAATAAATTTTCTACTTCATTAGGTGTATATTCTAAAGGAAAATTTACATGGCTACGACGTATGCGTTATCCTAATTCATTAGGATTATTTTACAGTTCTGCTACTAGATTTTTAGGGTTACAACCTTTATCCGATGAGTCACAAGTGATGGCAGCAGCAGCTTATGGCACGCCTAAATGGTCAAAGTACATTAAAGATAATATTTTACACTATGATCATAAAGGTGATTACACAGCACTACAAGATCTAGAACGTGGTGTAGGTTATGGTACTTTAGACTGGGATATAGCTGCGTCTGTTCAGCATGTTACTCAAACAATAATTGCTAATATGGCTAGTTGGTTACAGCAAGAAACAGGTATGACTAAACTTGCATATGCAGGAGGAGTAGCGTTAAATTGTGTTGCTAATACAGAAATCTTAAATTGGACTAATTTTGAAGAGGTAGCAATTCAACCAGCAGCTGGTGATGCAGGTTGTGCTTTAGGTGCTGCTGCATTACTTGATCGACCTAAACAATTTACACCTTACTTAGGTGTTAGTGATAGTAGAGGGTTACATGCTGATGATTACGCTAGTAGAATCTTAAAAGGTGATATAGTTGCAGTAATTGAAGGGCAAGCTGAATTTGGACCTAGAGCCTTAGGAAATCGTAGTTTGCTATGTTTGCCAACTGATGATAATATTAAGAAGTTAAATAAAATTAAAAATAGAGATGAAGATTCATGGAGACCTTATGCTCCTATATGTTTGAGAGACGAAGCTCCTCATTGGTTTCATATAATTAAAGCCTGTCCTTACATGTTAAATATAGCTAAGATTAAAAAAGGTTTATTTAATACTTATGATAATTCTGCTAGACTACAAGTTGTTGATGAAAAATCTAATGTATTTTTATGGCGTATTTTAAACCAATGTAAAAATCATGGTCATTCTATTTTAATAAATACAAGTTTAAATGGTAAAGGAAAACCAATTGTCAATACCGTGGACGACCTCAAAGAAGTACAATTATACAACGAACTGTGCTACTGATACCCTACCTACAGGTAGAACATATCATACCCCAGACGGGTCTTATCCTAGTATTACTACTATACTAGGAAAAACTTCTGATCAAACATGGCTTTTAAAATGGAAAGAACGTGTAGGAGAAGAAGAAGCTGCTCGTGTGTCTAAAGTAGCTACGGATAGAGGAACTTTAGTACATGAATATGCTGAACGACATTTTAATGGTGAAGACATATGGGATGAATTATATAAAGAAGCCGTAGATGTTATTCAGATGAGTCGTGACTTAGTTCGTGCTACTGAAAAAGGTGTAGAAGAGATTTGGGGACAAGAACAAGTTTTATGGTCTAATAAATATAAATATGCTGGTAGAACTGATATGGTAGGAATTTGGCGTGGAAAACCTACTATTATAGATTTTAAAACATCAAAGAAAAAGAAAAGTAATAAACAAATTACTGATTATTACATTCAAGGTTGTGCTTATGCTATAGCACATAATGAAATGTATGGAACAGGAATAAAAGATATAGCTATTGTTATGACTATAGACAATGCTGATCCTATCATTTTTGAACAAAGTGCTATACCTTTTTTACCTCTACTAAAAAATAGGAGAATGTCTTTTGACAAACTGCAAGCAGATACCACTTCCTAGAATAGATCAAGGAGATTTAAAAAAAATAATCTCTTTTTTTACTATGGGACATCATTTATTTGATGAGAGATATGGTCATCACGCTTGGAAATCTTTTGATATTATAACTGAAGGTACTACTTCTCCTATGATAAAACACTTTCCAAGTATAGTAAAATGGTTAACTACTTGTACTAAGCATACTGCTATACGAAATATAAATCATTTATATTTATCTATATTAATGCCTAGAAATCAGATACCTTGGCATGTTGATATGACTCAGACAAATATATATGCTAATAGCGTTATAACCTCTATAGCTACTGCTAATAGTTTTATAGAATTTGAAAACGATAAAAAATACCACTATAGAGAAGGATATAGTTATTTAATTAAGAGCGGTGTAAAACACCGTATAATGAACTTAAGCGATGAGTATAGAGTCACGCTATGTTTAACACCTAAGGAGAATCCCTATGCTGAAGTGGATTAGAGATAAATATGATGATTGGAAGTTTGAAAAAGAGTTTCAAGCAAAGAAAAAGGAAATAATGAAGATAGATCCTTTTATTTATGACTTACCAGATACGAATGAACTTAATATAGGCGGTATCGTAAAAAATGACAACTCGAAGAATTAGAAAAGAATTACGAATATTTCTTGAAGATAAAGAATTAACAGATAAAGAAAGAAGTTTTGTAGCAGGTTGCTTAAAAGCACAACAAAAACATCCACAATTAACCTCTAGGCAGTGGCAGATAGTATGTGAGATTGAACAAAGGTATAATAATGTCGAAATATCTAAATAAACTAAAAAGAATTTTAGTATTGACTCCTGATGGTATAGGTAGTACTTACTTTCAAAAATCTTTAACTGTTTATTTAAACTATCATGGATATCCGACTAATAACTATCATGATTTGTGTAACTTTACTACAGATTTACGCATTTTAATCGAAACTCTTTCGACTAATAAAACAAGTATAGTAGCTCGTTGCTCACCCTACAGATCTATAGAGTTTGGCAAAGATACTGAAAATTATTTAAAATTTTGTAGTTATTTTTTTACAGATATATATGTAATTTCTAGATGTTCCTTTGAGTCTATACTCAGTTATAGTAATACTCATGAAGGAACAGGTATATTAAATATTTATAGTAAAGAAGAGTATAATCAAAATAAAAATAAAAAATCTTACTCTATAGATAAACGTAATTTTATAGAAAACTTAAAATATTTTGAAGAATTTTATGTATGGGTAGATAAATATTTTCCTAAGCATAAAGTACTTAGTTATACCGACTTAATAACTGATCCTGACAATACGTTTAAAAAAGAATTTAATATTGTATCTGATAAAAATTTATCTTTACTAGAGTATAATAAATTTAATACTAAAAGAGTTCGTAATACAAATTTAACTAAATATTCTTCTGAACAGTTATTAAAATTTATAGAAATTACAGACTATATTCAGTATTTATCAAGAAAAGGTTTTTTAACATCTCACAGCCCTTTTCCTATTAAAAAAATAACATTAAAAGAAAAAATAAATGAGATAAATAACTTTACAAAATTACTAGATGTATATAACAATTATCCTTCAAATCATTTTGAAAAAGTAAGTTTAGAACAAATAAATGATAGAATTAAATTAGAAGATAGTATATGGACTACTTAACTTATCCTTTTACTGTAAATAAAATATATTCTACTACAGGTATGGACGCTATAAGCACTACATCTTATAATGCACAATCCGGTTCTTCTCCTATCTCTTTTAGATGGATGACTTATCCTTATCCTATACTTTATGAGTATAATTCTAGAGGTTTTAGAGACAAGGAGTGGCCATCTAACTTAGATGATGTAGTATGGTGTTTAGGGGATAGTTTTACAAAAGGAGTGGGAGTTCCTTATGAACATACATGGCCTTCTATACTCCAAACTAATAGTAAAAAACGTTGCATAAATTTAGGTATAGATGGAGCTGCTAATCGTTTACTTTTAAATATTGCTAAACAAATTATATCAGAGTATAATCCTAAGTATATGGTAATCATGTGGTCTTATAAACATAGACGTTATGAAGATCCTTGGAAATTTATACATTATGAAGAAAACATTTGTAGTTCTAAAGATGTAGAAGACTTTAAAGACTGCTTTAATACGGTAAATAGTTTATTGTCTAATATATATAATACTACTGTACCTACAGATATATCAGATTTAACACAATTAAATAATACACTACATAGGTATGAGTTATTAGATTTTGGAAGAGATGGTAGTCATTTTGACTACTTAACAGCAGAGCCTATAGTAGACTCTATAATACAACATTTTAACTTTAGAAGATATGATAATGAGTTATAAAGATATTGTTAATTATTATGAGAGTTGTTATGAACAACATGGTGACTCTCACTTAGGTGTAGATTGGCCTAATAAAATAGATGCAGATACTAGATATAGGGTTATGACTGAAGGTATAGAACACTGTAATGGTAGATCTATTTTAGATTTCGGTTGCGGATTAGCTCATTATTATGAGTATTTAATACGAGAAGATAAAGACTATTATTATGAAGGTTTAGAATTATCAAAATCTATGTTTCATAGATGTGCTGAAAAACATCCTTTAACTACCTTTCATAATATTGATATTCTACAAGAAAAGTGGACATTACCAAAATTAGATTGCGCGGTAATGAATGGAGTTTTTACTGAGAAATTAAACATGACTCATAATGAAATGTTTAACCATATGACAAAATTAATTTCTTTAGTATTTAATAACGTAAATAAAGGTATAATGTTTAATGTTATGTCTAAACAAGTTGATTATGAAAGAGATGATTTATTTCATCTATCTATAGATAAATTAAGTTGGTTTATAAAAGAACA